CCCCAGATCAGGACCTGAACCAGTGGAAACCGATGGCCGAATGGAACGACCGCACCACGCGGATCGTGCTGAACAGCTTTCGCCCCGAGGTTTCCGGGTTTTATGGCGCCACCTTTCAGGCCTATTCCGACCTTGCCGCCTTTGGCAACGGCGCGGGGTATGACGAGATCGACGAAGGCAACCGCCGGTTCATCGATGTAACCCTGTCGCTGGCCGAGGTGGTCTTTGACATCGACGCCCATAACCGTGTGGTCGAGGTGATCCGCAAGTTTCACCTGACCGCCCGGCAGGCGCGGGCGATGTTCGACGGCAAGGGCACCCTGCCCGCCAAGGTCATCGAGATGGAGGAAAAGGGCCTGTCCGACAAGCTGGTGTTCTATCACCATGTCTTGCGCAACTATGGCTTTGAAAAGGGTCGCCTTGGGCCAAAGGGCAAGCCCTGGCTGTCGCTTTACGTCTGCGAGATCGCCGAGGCGCTGGTGCGCGTCGCAGGCTATGACGAAATGCCGTTCTATGCCCCGCGCTGGGATGTGGACAGCGGCCATACCTATGGCACCGGCCCCGGTTTCATCGCCCTGCCCGCCGCCCGCGTGCTGCACCAGATGGAGGCTGCGACGATCCGGGCCGCCCAACGCGCAGCCAACCCCACCCTGCTGGCCCCCAGCCGCGAAGACTGGCCGCTGAACGGACGCGCCACCCCCGGCGCCACAATCTACGGCGGCATGAACATTCGCGGCGAACAGATGGTCGGCGTGTTGGGCACAACCGGCCAGATCGGTCTGACGCAGGCGGAAAAGCAGGCCAAGATCGAGGAAATCGCCAAGGCCTTCCACTATGCCATCATGCCACTGTCGAACCGGACGGGCATTACCAGCGAAGAAACCCGGATCATCGAAGAGGCGAACCTGCGCAACTGGGCACCCCATTCCGACCGGATCATGGAGGAATATGCCGCGCGCAAGGTGGAACGCCGGTTCCGCCTGCTGTGGCGGGCGGGCCAGATCCCGCAACCGCCGCAAGAGGCCGCCGGCGTGCCCTTGCAGGTGCGCTATCAATCGGCCGCCACAATGGCGCTGCGGGCGCGTGAAGGGCTGTCGGTGCGCCAGTTCATCGCCGATCTGGCCCCGCTGGCGCAGCTGGGCCAGCAACATCTGGACCGGATCAGCGCCCGCACCGACACCGACGCGGTGATGGAGGCCCTGCACGACGCCAGCCCCAGCCTGCCCGCCGCCATTCTGCGCGGCCGGGACGAGGCCGACCAGTTGCAGCAGCAGGCCGAACAGCAGCGCCAGATGATGATGGCCGCCCAGATGGCCCCCGATATGGCGCGCGCCGCCAAGGACGGGGCCGATGCTGCGGCGCTGATGGGAGGGATGGGGCAATGAGCGAACCCGAATACATCCGGCAGTTTGGGCTGGAAGAAATCGAGAAAGATCCCGGTTTTCTGGAGAACACCGTTTACCCGGATGCAAGGCAGAGCGGCGTTACCTGGATGCGATTGTCATGGGACAATGAACTGCGAATTGCTGTTCTCGAAGGGTGGAACATCCGCCCCGAAGACGAGGGAGAGCCGCGTTTCATGGTTCAGGCAGTGCCGCAATGATCCTCGATCGCATCTCGATCTTTCAGGCCATGTTCCCGCGGCGCCAGATTGCCGCCGATGTGGCCCTGCGCTGGCAGCGCGCCTTTGCCCGCGACCCTGCATTGGCGGCCGATGTGATCGGTCTGGCCCGCATCCTGACCCTGCGCCCCGCCCTGTTTCAGGACGGGGCCGAGGTTCCTGAACCGATCGACCCGGTGCGCCTGGCCTATGAGCAGGGCCAGCGCGACCTGGGCGTGAAACTGATCGCCCTGATGGGCGTGACCAATACCGAACTTGCAAACCTGATGGAGGTTGACGATGCGCGTTGAATTCTGGCGAAAGATGCCCGTGTGGCAGGGTGAAGGTGCTGGCGGTGCGGGTGGTGCAGCACCGCCTGCCGGTGATGCGCCGCCAGCCGGTGCGCAGCCCCCGGTGGCTGGTGACATGCCCCCCGCTGCAAGCGCCAAATGGTGGGAGGGGAACAAGTTTTCCGATGATCACCGCAAGCATCTGACGGCCAGCGGCCTGACGGTTGATGACCCGCTGGACGCGCTGGTCCGCGTGACCGACATGCACCGCAATGCCGTGCAGCGCCTGGGCAAAGACCCCAACAGCATTCTGGACCGCCCGGCCAAGGATCAGCCGGTCACCGAGTGGATGAAGAAGAACCGCGACATCTTTGGCCTGCCGGAAAATGCCGACGGCTACAAGATCGACAAGCCGCAGGACTGGCCCAAGGACGCGCCCTGGGACACGAGTTTCGAGGCCGAAGCCCGCGCGTTTGCCTTTGAAAACGGACTGCCGCCATCTGCCCTTTCGGGCCTTGTCGGAATGTATGCCAAGAAGGTCGGCGCGTTGAATGCCGCCGCCGAAACCGAACTGGCCGCTGCCTCTGAAAAGATGCGCAGCGATCTGACGCGCGAATGGGGCCCGCAGGCCGATGCCCGCATGTTGCGCGCCAGCCAGGCGGCGCAAGCCGTGGCCGAGCGGGCGGGTTTGAGCGGTGACCAGCTGGCCGAGGCCGTCAAGACCCTGTCGGGCAAGACCGGCGATGCCAATGTGATCAAGCTGTTTGACACGATTGCCCAGGCCATGGGCGACGACAACTTCCTTGGGGCGGGCCGTGGCAGCCAGACCTTTGGCACCACCCCGGCCGAGGCGCGCCAGCAGCTTGCCCAGCTGCGGTCGCCCGATGGTGATTTTTACAAGGCCAGCGCGGCAGGAAACTCGACCAAGCTGGCCGAGCTGAAACCGCTGATGGAGCGCCTGACCAAAATCGCCGCAGGCGGCAGCTGATCGCCGTCTAACAAGCGTCTAACAAGCGTCTAACAAAAATCTGCCCCAAGGCCACGCGCTTTGGGGCAGATTTCGTTTGTCAACCCCCCTTGCGGTATTTCGCAACCTGTGGCACACAAGATGTTGACGGGTAGCGCCACAGGCGTCCGTCTGACCGCCTGAACAGCAAGGCCGCCCACGCGGGCGCAACCGCCAGATCGGGTCCGTCTAAGAGAACGGGCAGCCCCTTCGAAAACCTCAGCAATCGAAGTTTTCAAAGGAGGGGCACATGCCCGCTGAAAATCTTGTGCAGGACTGGCATCGGCTGACCTATGGCGACAACGTCGTCATGGTCGCCCAGCAACTGCAAAACCCGCTGCGCGGCGCGATCACCGAAAAGGCCTGCAACGGCGAAGCCCATGCCATTGCCGATCTGGTCGGCACCGGCGAATACCTGGTTTCCGAAGAGCGCAGCCGCCGCAACCCGGAAAACCCGTCGAAACTGTCACGCCGGTGGCTGGTCCGCCCCGACAAGATCGAGAGCGGCCAGTACATCGACGAAGAAGACAAGTTCGACATGGCGATGGACCCCACGTCGATCTTTGTCCGCGACCACACCGCCAAGGTGGGCCGTGGCATCTGGGACCGCATCCTTGGGGTGCAGAAGGTCGGCAACACTTTTGAAGTCGCCTATGGCGGCATTCTGGGCCGCGTGAACGAGGGCAAGCGCCCCGGCACTACCAGTTCCCTGCCTGCGGGCAACATCATCGCCGCCGGTGCGACCGGGATGACCTTGGACAAGATGATCCAGGTCAAGGAAGATCTGGCGATGGCCGATTTCGGCATCGAGGACGATGATCCGCTGTATTGCGCCATCGGCCCCAAGCAGGTGACGAACCTGCTGAAGATCGCCGCCAACAGCGCCACGCCCCTGAACGCGTTCGAGATTGATCAGCTGAAGAACGGCAAGCCCACCACGCTGATGAACATGACGTGGATCGTGTCGAACCGCCTTCCCAAGGATGCAAGCGGCAACCGCCTGTGCCCGGTCTGGACCAAGCGCAACATCGTCATGGGCGTCTGGCAGGACATCAAGGGCGACATGTGGAACGATACGTCGGCGAAAAAGTTGCCCTACGTCTATGTCTCGGCCCGCATTGACTGCGCCCGTGTGCAAGACGGCGGCGTGCGCGTCATCACCTGTCAGGAAACCTGATCCGGTCATCGGCTGGCCGGTAGCCCCGGCCAACCTTCCCCCACATCACTGAAAAGGAGGGCCGCAGATGGCCGTCGTCAATGCAAAGTCGAGCCTGATCGGGGATTACCTGGCTGGCATCGACAACCCCGATCCCGAGATTGCCCGTGGCCGCCCGACCATGGCGCAAGGCACCGTTGCCAACGCTGCCACCGACAACAACCTGTCGAAGTACAAGCTGATCAGCCTGCCCTCGAATGTCATCCTGCTGGAACGCACGGCATTCCAGGTGCAGAACTGGGGCTTTGCCACGGTCAACATCGGCACCTATTTGGCCCCGACCGCCCTGGGCACCGTCCTGAAATCGGCCGGCAACGTCTATTCGCCGGTGGCGGTCTTTGACGCGGGCAACCTGAAACGGCTGTGGGAACGCCTGGGCCTGGCATCCGATCCCGGCGGTCTGATCGACCTTTACGCCCATGCCACCGCCGATGCCACCGGCGCAGGCACCATGCTGTTCCGGTTCGAATACCTGTTCCGCTGATCCAACAGGCGCGGGGCCAGTCAGGCCCCGCCCTTGCCATGCCTCGGGGTCCAGATGACCGTTCCTTTCGCCACCTCGAACATCATCGCCATGGCCTTTGGCCATCTGGAACTGTCGCCGCCCTCCAGCTTTGCCGACACTACGCCACAGGCGAATGACGCGGTGCTGAAC